CTCCTTGGAACTGGCTTCCCTGTGATGCAAAGTCGGACGCAGGAGCAATATCGTAAGCATATCTCAGGAATGATCTTTCTGTAGATACCGTATCTGTGGCTGGGGCGTAATCATTGGCTCCCGCCGCATTCCCTCTAAAGCCCTCTACGCTATCAGAAATTGAAGTGGTGTCAGGGGCCGACCTAGCCTGCGAAACAATTCTAGAGGCTGTGTCAGTCGCAGGAGCGGTATCCGTAGCCGACCTATTGTAAGAATCGACAGGATCAACCGATCCAGAGACCATATCTGAAACAAGTGCTGTCTCAGAGATATTTCTAGTTAGGGCAATTAGCCTGGTGATAGACTCAGAGACTCCAGCCGAATCAGAGGCGGTCCTTAGGGAGCCCCTTTCGCCAACCGCTGAATCTGTCAAAGAATTGGTATCAGAAATAGACCTTAGGAATACTGACGCCCTTACCCAAGTATCTACCGCAGCAGCATTTTCTGAGAGACTTCTTGGCAGCGTAACTGATCTAGATGCCGTATCTGTTGCCCCAGCCGTATCGCTGATATCACGAGTCTTTGGCGGGTTAGTAACTAGGGCCGTGTCGGATATCGTATTAGAATCTGTAGCGGTACGAGTCTTTATTGATACCTGGACTACACTGTCTGTGGCTGCCGCCACATCTGTAGCCGACCTAGAGACAACTATCGAGCGTGCTACCGCATCATTTGCAGTAGCAGTATCTAGAGCCGCTCTTACTGTATTTCTCTGACCACCGATTGTGTCAGTTGCATTTGCGGAGTCAGAAACATTCCTGGTAAATACTCTGGTGGCAGCGAGGGTATCTGTAGCAGAGGCGGAATCCGAAATTGTTCTATACTGAGTCCTTAGCCTTGATACAGAATCCGTCGCGGGGGCAGACTCAGAAAGTGTGCGAGGATTAACGACTGTTCTCGCAACAGAGTCAGTGGCAGAAGCGGTATCTGATATCGGCCTATTAAATACTAGGGCAGAGCGTGTGGCCGTATCTGTGGCCGCAGCAGAATCGGAAACAGACCTCTGCTGACCACCAGCAACCGGAGTGTAATCTCCCTCAGCAACATCGGTGGCGGCCGCCGTATCAGAAATTGCACGAGACTGGGTAAGACTTCTTGTTGCCGTATCATTGGCAAGTGCAGTATCAGCAGCAGACCTTGGGAGCGTTCTAATTCTGGTAGCAGAGTCGGTTAGAGAGTTACTATCTGTCGCTGTCTTATTTACAGAAATTGTCCTCGCAAGGGTATCTGTGGCAGTAGCGGTATCTGTAGCCGTCCTAGTTCTGGCCGATGTTCTGGTAGTAGTATCGGTCAGAGTATTAGAATCGGTCGCTGTGCGGGTCTTTACGCTAGTTGCATTGACACTATCTGAGAGAGAATTAGTGTCTGTGGCTGTACGGGTAAATACTCTAAGGGCTGCCGCGCTATCTGTGGCTGAGGCTGTATCAGATATTGGCCTGGTGAATACCTTTGGCCCACCGACCGAATCGTTGGCTGGCGCAGAGTCACTAGCGGTACGGGTAAATGTCAGCGCAGACCTATTGGCGGTATCGCTTAGTGTATTCGAATCTGTAGCAGTTCTCGGAAGAGCCCTTGTCTGAGTAGCGGTATCGGTAGCCGATGCAGTATCAGAAGCGGTCTTGTTAAACTTCCTAAAGGTAATTGCTGCTGTGTCAGTGGCTCCTGCGGTGTCAGAAGTTGCACGAGGTCTTACAGAAGTTCTTGCTACAGAATCGGTGGCAGGAGCAGTATCAGTGGTCGTGCGAGTAAACACCTGAGCAGACTTTGTTGCTACATCTGTCGCAGTAGCCGAATCAGTCGCAGACCTTATAAATGTCAGCGCCGATCTTGTAGCAACATCTGTGGCTGGTGCAGAATCAGTAGTTAGACGACCGTTAGCCTTAATTCCGCCCGCTGTATCAGAAAGTGTATTAGAATCTGTTACAGTTCTATATTGTGTCCTATACTGGACTGCCGCATCTGACAAAGAGTTGGTGTCGGTAGCGGTTCTATTCTGAGACCTTTGGGGGGTGGCTGTGTCTGTTGCCGGTGCGCTATCTGCCACCGCGCGTGCGCGAATAGAGGTTCTCGTGACAACATCTGTAGCAGGAGCACTATCAGTTGCGGACCTATTAAAGTTTATTGCAGAACGAGCAACCGTATCTGTTGCAGCAGCGGTATCGGAAATAGCCCTAGGAGCAATTCTCGTTCTAGCAACAGTATCGCTCGCACCAGCAGAATCGGCAGCAGAGCGAGAGAATATAGAGGTCTTGGTAGCAGCATCGGTAGCACTAGCCGAATCAGTAGTAGTTCTAGAGAATACCTTAGGTCCACCAACCGTATCATTAGCCGGTGCTGTGTCAGAGGCAGTCCTAGTAAATGCTAGAGCATTTCTGGCAACAGTGTCAGTAGCAGTAGCAGTATCGGTAGCAGTCTTATTGACACCCTTATTGTAGGCTACCGAGTCTGTGGCACTAGCGGTATCAGTTGCAGTCTTATTAAGTTTTACATAGGTGCGTGCAGCGGTGTCAGTAGCACCCGCCGTATCTGTAACGGTACGAGTAAGCGACCTTGTTTGTGTTGCTGTGTCTGTTGCTGCTGCTGTATCTGTAGCAGTCTTATTAAACTTGCGGAATGTAATTGCTGCGGTGTCTGTAGCGCTTGCCGTATCCGTAGCGGTCTTAAATTGTGACCTGTAGTGAACTACTGCGTCTGTGGCTGTAGCGCTATCCGATACAGAGCGTGCAAATACCACCGACCTAGAAATCGAATCAGTGGCAGTAGCCGTATCTGCAATTGCGCGAGGCGCTATGCGTGTTCTAGCAACTGTATCCGTTGCTGATACTGTATCAGAAATTGCTCTTGGGGCAACTCTAACTCTGGCAACGGAATCTGTTGCCGTGGCAGAATCCGGAGGTCCACGAGCCAATACAACACTTCTTGCCAATGTATCTGAAAGACTTGTAGTATCTGTTGCTGATCGTGAAAGATTAACAGTAAGTGTGTGGGCAACGGCGTCCGTTGCTGGTGCGGTATCGGTAGCCGACCTGGAGAATGACGCTATTCTGGTTGCAGTATCAGACAGCGAATTTGTCTCTGTGGCTGTTCTGCTAACAATGATAATTCTTGTTGCCGCGTCCGTCCCAGAGGCGGTGTCACTCGCGGTTCTATTAAAGTTCTGAGAAGTTGCAAGCGCCTGAATCCAGGTCATTCCGCCATAAGCAATATCGTCAAACGATGCGGACATTGTAGAGCCGGGGGAGCCTCTAAATCCCATACCAATTTCACTTGTTTCTGTAGCGTTGTTTGTTGCACTTGTAGAAGAGAGGTTTGCAAAAGCGTCTGCTATGTCATTACTGTCTATGGTCGCTCCGGTCCACAATTTTAGTCCAAGGTAATTGTTACTTAGGTTGTCATACATCAACTCAAACCTATATAGTTGATTTGTAGTGATTGCGGCTGACTCAGCCACGGTAATTTGCGAGTCTCTTAGTCTAATGTTACCAGTAGTATCAAGGTTTAGACCCCATGTAACTGTTCCGGAATTGATTCCCCATAGCCAGTCAAAGTTGGTTGTTGGTACTGCTGAAAATCTAACGTACCCCCTAACAAATCCTTGTTCGGTTGCGGTGTCAAGAAAGAACTTCTGCTGGTTAAATTGACTGGCCACCGAAACGGTCATTCCGTTGACGCCAGAATGCTCTACAGCGTTATCAAATATTGCTGTTCCACCGCTTGTGGATTGTGTATCAATAATTGTGTTTGTGTCTAGAATGTTGTTTCCAGAGGTTCCGCCCTCAAAGCCCTCTGTCTCTGTCTGTAGAAGCGGAAGTTCTCTTTCATTACTAATATATAGGCCACTAAAACTAGTAGGGCCACTCTGCTCGGAGTCAGTATAAAATCTTACAGAAGTAACTCTAGCCGTAGACTGACCTGTAGCGGTTAGTGTTTCACTCGGAGTATTGGAGAAAAGATTTGCACCAGCAAAAATTTTTAGAGTCCAGTTACCAGTAGAAACGTCGATACATTCAAGGTCAAACCTTAGTGTCTGTCCAAAATATGTGGATGCGCTTGTTTGCCCACGCCAAATTATGAAACCAGAAGAGTTTATTGATACAGGTGAGTTGGTATTTACCACCAACCAATATGGTCCAAACGAGGTGGACGATGGCATAAAGGCGAAGCACCTAGCCCATAGTGCGTCTGCGGTGAGAGTTTTCTCAACAACGCTAGAGCCCAGGCCATGCGTTAGACTAATTTTCTGTAGACCAAAATTATTTATTATCTGCGGGCTTGCAGAATCGAAAACAACCGAGCCCGTTCCAGGGATTGTAACACTTGTGAATATTGAATTTGAGGTGGTTACTGTTGTTCCTGATGATGCTCGTAAGCAGTTTTCGGTAACTGTTTCCAGAACATAAGCAGGACTCCTCTGAATCTTTTGCTGGCCGGTAGGAATTATTTTCGGCTGAATTCTATTGGCTCTACCTAGTCTAGCCATTTGTTACCACCGGCTTGATCTGACACTAGAAGCCTGCCATAGTGTCTGATTTGTGGATTGATTTTGCTGAAACTTGGTTAGTCCTGCGACAGCATTTTCTCTTACTCTTAGAAGAACAGATGGGCCACGAACGTTTGTTGTGGTTCCTCCTGCGGTAGCGGTAAATGATGGGGCAGTTCCGTTAGACGATCCAGTACCATCAATTGACTGATATGCGATAAGTCCACCAATGTCGTTACCAGTTCCAGAGTCAGGCTCTACCTGCCTAATTGTTGCGGTGGTCAGAGTCACGCCAGGAACGGTAAGGTTCGGTGAAGTAAACTGTGAGGGCGTGGTAACGTCTGTAGGCTGACACCAGGCAATAATTCCAAAGTCCCCCTGATTAAATCCTGGGTCAGCGGCATATGTAACAGAAATGTTACCAGCAGCGGTGTCTGATCCGGTGGTAGAGTTGTAGGTATATGATCCGGTACCACTAAGAGCCATCATATATCCCCAACAAACGTTGTTGGTAGCAACCGTGACTGTAAGCGATCCTGTTTCTGATCCTGTTACAGTGTCTTTGCTGTATACAAAGAGGTTGGTGTTTCCTGTGTCTGCTCCCAGGGTGGTTCCATATCCACCGGCTCCCGTGAGCGAACCTCGTAGCGTCCATCCGGACGGAGTTGTCACAGAACCAGAGTTGGCAGTAGAAGGCTTCATACCAATAATCATAATGATTGCTTTGGTAGAGGTTAGGCTTCCAGGGTATGTCGGAGCAACAGAGGTACCGTTAAGTGCCGAATAAATAACTGCTGCGCTGGCCGAGTTAAGGGTTACGGCCACGGATTACTCTTCCCAGCGCACACTGAATGCAGCGGTTTGAGCCTGCGGAGCAGTACACTTAAGCCTGAATACGGCAGATGCCGGAATATAAAGTTCGTGTCCGAGTGGGAAATATACTTCGTATCCACCTAGCGGAGAGACATAAAGAGAAACATATGGGTCTGCCGTTGTTGATGCTGGCGACCAAGTTCCTTCTGCGGTAATTGTATGCTTAACGGCTGAGGTAGACTGTTCTGCTGCCGCTGCTGCGGGCCACTTAGCGATGTTGGCAGCAGTAATTGCTGTACCAGTACCAGTAGCACCACCAGTAATATCGGCCCCATATTCTACAAGAACAGGAACGTCCGTCGTGGTAACCGACTTAAACCAAACTCCTAGGCTGACAATCTGAGCCGAACCTGCTGCTGCTGGAATGATTTCTAGCAGAGACTTTCCGGTCGCCGCAGATAGCGAAATGTTGTTCTGGCTTACCTGAAAAATAGTCATTTTACTCCCTTCCTGTTCTTAGTCATTTGGTTCTATTGTAGCACCCAATCCGTTAAAAGGGAAAGGGGCGACCGAAGTCGCCCCAATCCAAAAGACCTAAAATTACATGGTCACGGTCTGTGTTACAGTCAACTGGTCGCCAATTGCGGACAATGTGGCTGTAGACGAAAGCAACGTGGTGAACGTCAATGTTCCCGATGACGATGCATTGAATACACCGATCTTTGCAATTGTTACTGGCAAAGAGTCGTTAGCGTTTGTGGTAAACGTCTTTGTCAGCGTGTAAGTGTTAGTACCGTTCGTGTGGGCATATGCAGCCTGGGCACGAAGGAGTCCTCCACCCGCTGTAACAATTTCAGATGCTAGTGTGGTATCACCGGCTGCCGGGGCAGTTGCGTTAGCAGTTAGCGCCATGTAGTTTCCAGCCGCGTAAGAGCCTGTACCAGTAGAGGCGGTGTCTGCCATTACGCGAGCCTGATGGTCTGTGCCTGCGTTAGTTCTCATACAAATTCAACCTCCTCTGGAAATTCATTTCTCTCTCCCGCTGGGAGAGGATCGCGTACTTCAATTCCGTAATGCTCTGCGACTAGTGACGCTAACGCCTCATCCTCGCTTGCTACCCAATTGGGTGCAGTCTCTTGGGAATGGTTGACCCACACGCCATCGCCAGGGTGAGTAATGGTGACAAGCGCGTCGGCCAGCCCAATACCTTCTGGAAGGCGAATGGTTGTTCTAACCTTTCCGCTCTCATTCTCGTTACCTAGATAAACTGTGGTCATATTTCATTCCTCTCATGAATAGTATTGTTGTACTTCTGCTGGTGTTGCAATTACGAACCCGCGAGGGTCGTAATCAAAGATTTCCTGTGCTTCCTCTTGCGACATAGCAATATAAGGATGCTCCCTGGTGAATCTGTGACCCTTAATCTCGTAGGTTGGATTGGCACGGTTCATCTTTACCAGAATCTCCGGACCAGTTACAACCTTCTTTTTCGGAGCCTCTTCTTCGACCTCTAGGTCAACCCTTTCAGCATCCGTAAACTTAGCATAATCTTCGCTTGTGACTCCCTCTTCCGCTAGGGCGGCTAGGAGCAACTTCTTGGATAGAGCCTTTCCAGACTCGTCCGTGGTATCGACACCGAATGCGTCTGCTACCTCCCGAAGTTCAGCGACCTTCATTGTTTCGAACATAAAATCCTCCTTGTATTCACTATCAAAGTATATCATCGCAGGCATTATGCCGCAATAACCTAAGGAGGGGCCGGTTACCCGACCCCTCCATCAGTTTTGGTTATGTTATCAGGCCGCGATCTTAACGTCCTTAACAATTACCCATGCATCAAGGTTCTCGATCTGAACTCCAACGCGGGTGTACATGGTGTACTCCACGGTGTCCTTCTTCTCTTGGAACTTGCTGTAAACAACAATGTCCCTCTTGATTCCGACAATACGGTTGTCAGGGAATGTAAGTTCTACATATCCGTGCTCACCCGTCTGTCCTGAATAAGAACCAGCAAGGTCCTCCTTCTGCAAGGCAACCTCTGTAATCGGGATTCCGAAGGCGTATGGGTATACACCACCAGATGAGCCCTGCGGTCCTGCTGTGCTTCCGGTAAGAATACCAGTAGCAACGGAGTCCGCTACAATTCCATTCGCTGAGGACATACTGAATAGGTAGTCCTGAATGGTGTTGCTTCCTGTGTAGAAACGCAACTGATTACGACGCTGCTTGTACTTACGAGGAAGTGCCTTTAGAGCCTGGTTGAACGTGCCCTTACCGATAGCGTGACCGGCCTCAGCATTTTCAACAACGTGCGCTCCCGCAAGGGCGCGAACGTGCCATCCATCAAACGACTTGTAAAGTGCGTCTCCTGTTAGGGAGTCGTCACCGTTGATGCACAAGTCCTCAATGTCGTTACCAGCCTGGGTTGCCATAAGACCAGCGATGTGATCCTCAAGCGATGCACCCTCGATGTTGTCCTCTAGGGACTCTGTTGAAAGTTCCCAGTCTAGACGCAACTTCTTGGTGGTAAGCGAAATCTTGGTGAATGTTGCACCAGCGTTAATTCCATCGTCAACGGCTTCTGTGGCTAGACGGACCAACTTTGTGCCAACACCAACCTTGTCAATGTCAACTGTGTCCGAACGCATACGGATGGTACGGGCAGTCTGTACAAGCGATGTTGCATCCCACATATAGTCGATGAAACGGCTTGACTGTTCTGCATTTAGTAGACCACCACCACCGTTGGCTACAACGGAGGTAGATACTACCTTCTCAAGCAATTCGTTACTCATATTTATATTTCACCTCTCTTCCTGTTATTATTATTGTGTAATGGTGCTTGCGCTGGCGAAGTGCCCGCCCCATGAAAATCCTTTCTTAACCGGCTCTGACTCATCGCCATCACCGGACTTCTTAACTGCGGTTGCGCGCTCAAGGCCTTCGACCTTCTCGGTAACCGTCTGTACTGCTTCTGCGACTGGTGCCAACTTCGCAACGCTCTCTGCGAGGTCACTCATCGCCTTCGCAATAGCCTCTAGGGAGGTGGCCTGCTCGGTTGCACTCTTAGTTACAGCCTCCGAAACAAAGTTCTTGATATCTTCTAGGGCCTTGGTAACGTCAACCTCAGGAGTCTCGACAACGGCCTCTTCTGCCTTTTCGACAGTCTCGACGGTCTCTTCCTCGACAACCTCCTCGGCCTTTTCTACAGTCTCTTCGGGGGTCTCAACAACCTCCTCAGCCTTTTCAACTACCTCGGCAGGGGTCTCTACAACCTCGTCAACCTCAGCAGCCTTCTCTACAGTCTCTACATCAGACATATTTACACCTCCTTCGCTTTTTGCGGTATCAATAGTATTATCTCCGACATTTTCTTCGTTTGCAAATTCAGAGTTCTGTTGTACCTGTTCTTTACCCGCATCCTTAAGGTCTTGGGTAGTGATTACCTTTGTGGTCGTCCACTCATCGACAAACTTCTTGAGTTCCGCAGGAGCAGAAGCGGCGTCTGTCACCTCGATCCATCCGATATTTTCCATATCGGCTGAACACTGGACGCATGTAGAATGATCCGAGTCAGCGGCTCTCGCCGTCTTGTCCTCTTCACACCAGAATACATTCTGTGTTTCTACCTCTGTTGCCATGCCCTTCATTACCAGTTCTCCATCGACTTTCTGAATCGAGAAAACATTGGCAAACTGATTGGCTGGGTTATCCACAAGGGAAAGTTCAAATAGTGAAAGTTCAGTAATAAATCTAACGGTCTTGGAAAGTTCTGCTACGTATTCCTGGTGCTGCTCCAAAATGTGTCCACCGATGGAGAAACCTGAAAGAGTGCCATCAAGTACCTTTTCCCAGGTATCTTGGGCACCCTTGGATACGTAACACGTTACGTAGATTCCCTGATATGTGTTGCCGCTTTCGGCGTCATAGTAGGGTTCCTGTGAGAAGTTAACCATGGTTCCGACCGCCTTGTGACTATCATGCATTTCACGGATATTACCACGGAAAGAAGCAAATGCGTTTGCTGAGGCATTTGCTGTAACTACATCGTCGGTTTTATCAACGTTATTTAGAGACGCAAAACCAGACACCGTTCGGTGTTCTGTGTCAACCTTTGCAAAAGGCATAATAAGGTGGACATTATCTGCATCGTTTAGCCAATGGGCCTTTTGGATTGCCATAGTAATTAAATACTACCAATAAATTGTTTATTACGCAAATCAGGCTTGGGCTCGTCCGTCGCCCTTAGGCTGACGCGCTTCTCCCTGAGTATCCGATGCTGCGCCTGCACGCTGCTGGTCACGCTGCCTATTTCCACTAGCCTGTGTGCCAACCTCTGCTGCTGCCTGAGCCTTTAGGTCTACCACT